CAAGTCTCTGACCGAATCAATGAACTCAAGCAGAAGATGCGTATGTTGTCTCCTGATAGCGTTGAGTATAAAGATGCAGAAGAAGAAATAACTCGACTAATGAAGCCTGAAAAGCCAGAGCCAAGGCCGTCTGTTGGTAGTGATACCGAAAGAATTTCATTGGATAAATTCGGTAAGAATTATTATGATTTAGATCAACCACAACGTGCTGTTGTCAGTAAGTTGGTTGAAGAAGATGCAATTAAGAAAGCCCCCAAGTTTCAAGTTGACTTAAACGATAAAACTGCTGTTGCTAAGGCAAGTCTTGATGTCATGAGTAAATGGGAGGGCTTCTTAAAGTCTAGCGGTGATGTTGAAAATGCAGTTAGATATAAGGGAGTATTATCATCTGTTGCGTTGGCTAATGCTGGAAACCCAAGTGCTGATAGTTCACTCTTATACAACATAGCAAAGATTTATGATAACTCTGGTGCTGTTCAAGAGGGTGATAAAAAGACAATTATTGGGAATCCAAATATCCCAACTAGATTCCAACTATTAGTTCAAGGCGTATTAGAGGGTGGAAGTTTTACCCCTAAACAACGAGAAGATTTGAAAAACATAGCTACCGAACTTGTTAAAAACAAACAATCTCAATTGAATGCTTATCGCAAACAATACGTCAAGAAAAACAAAGAATTTGGCGGTGAAGAAATGGATATTTTAGACCCATACGAGGGGTTGCTTAAGATAGATTCAGGTGCTGCTGTTCAACAAATACCAACGCAAAGATCAGGTAAATCCGCAAAAAGCTGGAATGACCTCAATTAAAGGATTGTCATGGATATTGAACTGCCAAACGGCGTAGTTATCAAGGATGTTCCAGAAGGAACAACTAAGGCTCAAATCATGGAAAAGGCCATTCGTAACGGTTTGGCTAAACCTGAAGATTTTAAAATGATGCAGCCACAAACTCAGCCACAACCTGAACCCTATAAAGAACCTACTTTTGGTGAAAAGTTGATTGGTGCTGGTGAGACAGGATTGACTCTTTTAACTGGCGGCACTACTGGTCTTGCTGGTACTGTTGGCGGGGCTATAACTGGTGCTTACGAGGAGTTGAAATCTGGTCAGTTTGGTACTCCTAAAGCGGCTAAAAGGATTGAAGAACGTGCAGCCGCTGGTGGTCAGCAATACACTTACGCCCCAAGGACTCAAGCTGGACAAGAACAGGTTGAAATGCTTGGTAGAGTAGGGTCTGAGTTGATTCCAATTGCGCCAGTGATGCCATCAGGTTTGTTTTCTCAAGGTGCAAAACAAGCCATTGTTGCACCTATCCAGCGTGGAGTTTCTACTGTTCGTAGTGCTTTCCAAGAAGCCCCATCAGCACAAGCTATGCGTCAAAGTGGTGGTGCGGCAGCTACCGCAATGCCTTTAGTTCGTTCAACTACAGCAGAAAATCTGCCTGTACCAGTGACGTTAACTAAGGGTGCTGCAACCCGTGAAGCTGAACAACTTGCCTTTGAAAAAGAACAAATGAAAGGTCAATTTGGCGCACCTTTACGTCAACGTGCCGAACAAAACAACCTTGAGATACTTCAAAATTTTGATACATTGCTTGAGCAAACAGGTGCTGAAGCAGCACAGGCGGGGTTTGCTGCTACAGGTAACAAGGTAATTGATGCATTATCGCAAGGTTGGCAAGGTGCAAAGGCAAAAACCAAGGCGGCTTATACAAAGGCAGACAATGCTGGTGAACTTGAAGCACCAGTATCTTTAAATTCATTGGCTGATTACATCAACCAAAATATGCCAGAGTCAACAGTTGCACCAGTTATTAATGTTGCTAAAAGTAAGGGTATTCAACTAGGTGTTCTTGAACAACTTGATGATGGAACAGTTAGAGCATTACCAGCAAACTTAAAAACAACTGAGTTGTTGCGTAGAAGTGTTGGTAATACTATGGGTTCAGACCTGACAAACAAGAAATTTGGCGGGGAATTAAAACAAGTCATTGATGCATCCACTGATGGTTTAGGTGGTGATCTGTACAAACAAGCCAGAGCATTGCGTGAGCAACAAGCGAGAAAGTTTGAGGGTCGTGCTGTTGTTGCTAATTTGCTTACCAAAGTTAAAGGTAAGGATGATCCTAGAGTTGAGGCAAGTCAGGTATTCCAAAAGTCTATTTTGAACGGTAGTCCTGAAGAGGTTACATTCTTAAAACGTGTTCTTTTTACAAGTGGCAAAGATGGTGTTACTGCTTGGAGAGAGATTCAAGGTTCAACCATTAAACACATTGAAGAGCAAGCAACTGCTGGTCTTCAAACTGATTCTATGGGTAGACCAATCGTATCCCCTGCAAAGTTAAGTTCAGCAGTATCTGCATTGGATAAGAATGGTAGGCTTGATATTATTCTTGGCAAAGATAAGGCTCAAACTGTTCGTGATTTGAATGAAGTTTTGAAGTATGTGCAGACAGTACCGCCCGGAACTTTGATAAATAGTTCAGGTACTGCTGGAATGATTTTGGCAGCAATGGCTGAAGCTGGAACAACAGGATTCTTGACAGGTTTGCCTGTTCCTGTAATTACAGGCGTTAAGGCAGCAACTCAGTATGTCAAAGACAGAAAACTGAAAGCACGAATTGAAGATGCCTTGAAAAAAGGAGACTGAAATTGATCCAATCACGTTATGCCTCATGGCGGCTGGTCTGGTCAAACAGATTCAGCAAGGTTGCGAACTCTACAAGCAAGCTAAAGAGCAGTTTGTCCAAGTCAAAAGAACTGCTGATGAGGTCGTTGCTATTGGCAAGGAACTTAATGGTTTCTGGAATCAACTTCGCAAACTCTTTGGTGCTAAACCAAAGCCTCAAGCTGCAAAACCTGTTGCTAAATCTAAGAAATCTGTTTATGCACCTGTTGATGAGACTCAAGTCAAAGTTGGGATTGTCCAATCCCTGACAGAGTTCTTCAAGATTCAAGAACAACTCGCCGCGCACATAAGGGAAGAAGAAGAAAAGTCAAAGAACGTCTACGATCCTGACCAGAACTACATGGAAGCCGCACTCAAGAGAGTGATGGCACAGCAGCAGATGGCTGAGTTGGTGGTGCAGATCAGGGAGTGCATGGTCTACCAGAGTCCTCCTGAGATGGGTGCTTTGTACTCAGAGGTATTTGCAATGAGGGAAACAATTCAAGAGGAGCAAACTCAGGCAAGGTTAAAGCAAGAGGCAATAAATAGGCAGGAACTATGGCAACGCAAGGAGGAAGAAAGAAACTTCCAGCTAAAAATGGCGTACCTAGTAGCGACTTCTATATTCCTCCTCTACCTCTGGATGTGGTTACTGTTCGTAAGTCAGTGGAGGAAGACATAGTGGCTTGGATCGCTTGTTGCGTATTGATTGCCTTGTTGTTGCCATTGATGGGATTTCTTTATCTTGACATCTTGGAGACTAAGAATGAAGCCAAGGCTCAAGTTGAAAAGGTTGAGAAATTACGGCAGAAGATTGAGCAAAAAGAAAGGGAGAAAGATAAATGAACATCTACTGTATTTGGGGTTTGTCAATCCTGTTGGTGCTGCTGACAGGCTGTGAAGACCGCTTTAGGTATCCTTGCCAAGACCCTAAGAACTGGTCTAATCCTGATTGCAAACCCCCTATTTGTACTTCTACAGGAACTTGCCCAGAACAACTCGTTAAACCCGAACAGGAGAAAAAGTGATGCCAACAATCGTAATGAATAAAAACACCCGCATGACCTCTGATGAAATTGAAGTCAGAATTTGGGCAATCGTAATCTTTTCCTTGACCCTGATTCTTCTTGGATCGGTGGCAATGTTCCTGTATTCAGTCTCATTTGTAACTCAGCCAATGTCAGGCATGGCAGCAATTGACAAGATTTACACGCAGCAGATCAATACCATCATGGTGTTCATCACTGGCGTGCTTGGCGGTGTTGCTGGACGGTCTGGTGTCAAAGCGGTGGCTAATGCAACGGCTAAGGCCGAAGCAATTGACAATGATGAGCCGCCAAAGCCATGAGTTTGCTGAATCCTTGGGTGATTTTGAGTATCCTAATTGCCATTGGATCATCCTTTGCTGGTGGTTTTGCCAAGGGTAAACATGACGAAAATGTGCGCCAGCAAGTTGAGATTGCAGCTTTGAATGTCAAGGCACGGGAAACTGAGCAGAACATGGCAAAGGTTGCCAACACTTATGCAGATACTTTAAGGAAGTCCCAAAATGTTGCAAAGACTAAAGAGACAAAGCTACGGGCTGATATTGCCACTAGCAATTTGCGCCTGTCAATCCCAACCCAAAGTAGCACCGTATGCCCCTCCACAACTGCCGCCTCTGCCTCTGGAAGTGACAGCGGAGAAGCACGAACCGAACTTAGTGGATCGGTTAGTGAAACTCTTATCTCCATCGCCTCAGAAGGAGATGCCGCCATCCGAAAGCTCAACACCTGTATCCAATCCTACGAAACCTTAAGGAACATGAAATGAATCTCTCAGCTAACTTCACCCTCAAAGAACTCACTAAGTCTGATACTGCCACTCGTTTGGGCATTGATAACTCGCCTGATGAGGCCGTCATTGAAAGCCTGAAGCTACTTTGCGAAAACGTCCTACAACCTGTGCGGGAACACTTTGGCAAGTCAGTGACAGTGAACTCTGGATATCGCAGCCCTGAATTGAATTCAAGTCCAGCGGTTGGAGGATCAAAGACCAGTGATCATTGCAAAGGTATGGCTGCTGATATTGAGATAGCTGGTATTGCTAATGCTGACCTTGCACAGTGGATCATGGATAACTGTGATTACACTCAACTGATTTTAGAGTTCTACACACAGGGTATACCCGATAGTGGATGGGTTCATATTAGCTATGACCCTACGAACCTCAAGATGCAAGAACTCACAGCCGTTAAGGTTGCAGGGAAGACGCAGTATTTGAATGGACTACAGGCTTAATCTGAGTCTTGCAAAAGTGTTTGTGGATCAGGTGTTCATGCGAGATCACCTGTCCACACTTTTGGCATAACCAAGCAACTCCCTCATCTACCTGAGTCTGGCGGTCACCTCTTAGACCCCGTTGCTTACCGTAAAACGTCCGTATTTTTACAATCAAGTGTTACGCTCCTTGAGTTTGGCTTCAATAGCTCTAGCAAAAGAAATGTGCGTTTCTTCATTTTCACCAGCCGTACTTCCAAGAAGATAATCTATCTCAACATCCGTCAGCCCTACCCATTCTTTTGTCAGTGGGCTTTTTTCTTTGCAGTGTGGGCAGCGGTAGTACTGCTTGGGCGGCACAGGGTTGCCACTGTAGTCGGTAGGCATAGGCATATTGGGTTGCAGTGGTATGGGTGTCATGTGTTTTTCTCCTTGAGGTTGGCTTGAATCAAAGTTGCGTATGTTGCGTAACGGGGCAAAGCTGCACGGCTAATTTCCCACATTTCCGATTTTTCTTCATACGTTAGCCCTACCCATGTGCGCTGTGGTGGGTGGGTGTAGAGAGGCGTAATAGTTGAAGGTGCATCAACATGAGTTGCGTCAATATGGCGAGGATGTACAAATACCACTTCTTCTTCGCCGTTTGCATATCGCCATATCCAAGCCACAGGCTCTTGCTCTGGCTGTGCCAAATGCCTACCTCTTGGTGTACAAGGCTTTAAACAAGTATCGTATTGCTGACAGCAAATATCAGGAATATCGTCATCAATGTCATCAAACACCGTAGCTGGCTTTGGCTCTTGCTCTTGCTGTGCCAAGGCTTTTTTGATGGCGGTTATGGCTTTGTCAAAAGCGGGTCGCTCATATTTCAAGCGATAGCTATTTACACAGTCTTCCAGCAATGGAAGCGCCAGCTTCAATGCTTCAATCATGTTTGTTCTCCAACTCGCTTACAAAATCTTGAATTACAAAAAATGCTTCTTCTGCGCCAGACAGACCCAACACCGTTTTGCCGTTTATCATGCCTGATGTTTCTATGCCTGATGTTTCTATTTGTGAAAGCAGCGCAATCAACTCAATAAATTGTTCTTCAGTTATGTTCATGCTTGTTCTCCTCTGGCTCTGATTTTGGCGGCAATTGTGCTACCTATCACGCCAAAGCTGTGTTCAGCAACATTCGCACAGGCTTCACGTTCTTTGGCGGTGGCTTTTGCTTCTACAAGGCTGGCAAAGGTTTCAATGATTTCGTAATCGTTTTCAATCCAAAGCGGATTTGATAATCCAGCCTCTTTTGCCATCTCAATGAGTTCTTCTTGTGTCATCGGGGTTCTCCTACAATCCACACAGCCTTGCCACCAGTAGGCTCAATCTCATCAAACTTCAATCGAATGTACTGCTGTCCAGCAACACCAGCAGATTGAACATATCCTTGGATGCCCCAAGTTTTTAGTTCTGTCACCACCACCATACAAGCACCAAACATTTCTTTGTCAGGATTGACTTGCACAACGTCACCACATTTAATTTCATCTTGTGTCATTTCTTCATGTTCCTTACAAAAACTGCAAAACTGTCTGTTGTATCTGGTGGGAATGCCGCCTTGAACCTTGTCTGAATCTCTGTTGCCACTTCCTCAATCACAATATTGCGATAAGGATTTAGCTCAACATCAACTAGTTTGAGTTCCTCAATTTGTCGTTTTCGATTCAATGATTCGGACATTGTTCCCCCCAAGTTCTTGAATTCTTTTACTAAGACGCATGATGCGTTGCTTGTTGTAGTCCACAATGGCTTGCGAATACTCTACTGAAGTCTCTGCTTGCAGCTTGGCAAGTTGTGCCTCAGTAAGTTCCTTTTCAACCATCTCCATAGGACTCCTTGGCCTGAGTAAATCCTTGACGTACTGAATCGTGAGTTGTCTCCAGTTCATGCCTTTTTCCTTTTCTGATGAACAACAAGTACCCTCTCAACCTTTTCCTTGGTCACGAATCTGTGTTCATTGGCGCACTCATAGCGGCGGTATGTTGAACCGTCTGGTCTGGCTCTGGTTTCCAACGTCCTAACCCACTTCTCGCAAACAGGGCATATCACTGGTCTTCTCCGCTTTTTAACAGATACATAACAGTGAGAGCGCAGACTGATACCCCCAATACGAATCCGAATAGAGTCAGTAGCAGTACCCAAAAGATTGTTTCCAACATGAGTTTTCTCCCTTGAATCAAAGTAAAAGAGTGCGCCAGCACAAAGCAAAGCCAAGATGACTTTGTTCAAGTGGCTCATTTGGCGGCTGCCACAATCAACTCTAACTCAGCGTCTTTGAGTTGGCCTTTAAGAATCACAACTTCCTGCTCAAGTCTCAAAATCTTATTCTCTAACCTTTTACGGCTCATGGTTTCAGCGTGAATCCAACCTAGCAAGGATGCCTCATCAGCTACCTTTTCAATCAGTTGGATGATGTCGTTACGGGTCATGAACCCGCCAGCAATGTCCTTGGTGGGTGCAATCTTGGTAACCAGTTCTTTTAATTCTTTATGCAGACTCATGCTGTTTCTCCTTGTGGTTGTGTGTTCCATGCTGATTGCAAGGCGGTGAAGTTCATGGGTGCAATGGTGACCGTGGACAGGAACAGACCCTTACCATGCGTCTTACGCCCCCAATCGTCTGTTGCCTTGGTGTTCTTAAGTTCACCTCTTTTGACAGCGTTGTAGACACTGTGAGGCTTGAATTCAGCCTCTTCAAGTTCTTCCATTGAACGAGGTTCTTGGCAGAAGTCTTGGAGTGGTGTCATTTGACCAACTCCTTTGCAATCTCAATCAAGAAAGGGATAGACAGGATCAAGCCGATTACTGTGGCCTGAAAGGTTTGCTTAAGCGTCATCATCATTCTCCTCACAGAGTTCACAAGTTGGGTGGTCAGGGTCACGGCAGTCAGGGTGATTGAGCAACTGGTTGTTGTAACGTCTGAGGTACATGGCTTCCAGACGTATCTCGTTTGCTTCTGATTCTTCAATTTCTCTCATCAGTAATCTTCTCCTGCTCTGGCTGGCTGTGCGCCAAGAAATTGGGGGTTGTAGGGTGCGTTGTAGTTGAATGATGCTTTACGCATTACTGCTGCGGCTATTGCATCGCACTTGTCAGAATCAATTTCGGGGAAATTGCATTCAATGTTGTAGCCAAGGCTTTCAATATCCCATCCGCTACCTGACTCTAAACAATTTTCTGCATGAGTAACCGCATTGCGCGTTATTGCAAATGCGTCAATCCTTGCTAAGTAGGCTTTGCTTTGGTTTGCATTCATTTCAATTCTCCTTTTAGGTTGAAAGATGGGGCTTGCGCCCCCTTGGTTGATTAGGCGGTTGTTGCTTGATTTAATTTGCTTTGAGCAAAAAAACAAAACATTTCGTGGCGTTGAGAATTTCTACGAATTTTTTTGCCAGTGAAGTTTTCGTAAACAGCATTTTTTTCATCGTTAAAGTTATCAATGACTACGCAGTATTCAATACCGCTTCTTTCAACCATAACATTTGTGTGTCCAAAACCTTGGTCGATGCTGATGAGTTTCATTTTGTTGCCCCTGTGCGTTGTTGATGTAGTGAATCATATACCGATTAACTACATTGTCAACTACCCTGTAACTAATCCCCCACAATTAACTCAACTATTAAATCACAAAGGGCTTGACCAATGAATTAAAAGTCTCTAGACTCCCCTGCACTATGACAACACAAACTATGCAAACCATTGAAAACATTAAGGAAAAGGCTGAAGTGGCTGGCTACACCATCACCGATGTAGCTCGTCATGCTGGCTTTCACCCTGCTCAAGTCTCCCGATACGCAACAGGAAAGACAATACCACTTGTCACCACCATTAGGCGGCTAGATGAGTCGGTAGATTCCCTTATTCAAGCTCGTTTTAAGGCCATCAGAGGGCTTCTCAATGACTAGGCGCACCATTGGTATTGACTGTGGATTAAACGGTGCTATTGCTCTCGTAGTCGATGGTGAACTGGTAAGGGTTGAGGATATGCCTACCGTTACCTTGACTCGCAACGGCAAGAATAAGCGTCAGGTGTCAGTGCCTGAACTGGTTGACATCATCAAAGACTTTGACCCTACTGAGGCTTATGTAGAAAAGGTCTTTGCAATGAGTGGGCAAGGCGTTACCAGTGTATTTTCTCTAGCCCGCAGCCTTGGGGTCGTTGAGGGATTACTCACAGCCCTACGCATCAAGACAACCCTGATGACCCCGCAGACTTGGATCAAGGCTATGGGAGTTGTAGGCGGTAAGGATGGGTCAAGAGCAAGGGCTATGGAATTGTTCCCTGAACATCTTGCCCTGTTCAAAAGGGTCAAGGATGATGGGCGTAGTGATGCTAGTTTGATTGCACTTTGGGGGTATCGCAATGGATGATAAAGAACGTCAAGCTATGCGTGAGCATATCGTCTGGCTTGCGGGTGAACTTGAAAAGGAACGTAGGCAGAACCTAGCAACCATAGGCTTCTTGAAACAACTCCTTGACCCTGAAGACTTGGGGCATTCGGCAACCAACGAAATCAGGCAACTTGCCTATCAACTTTTAATCAACCACCATCACGCTGAAAGATCATCATGGCAATCAAACAACTAAACCTCAGAGCCTCTGCATCAGCCCGTTGGATTGCCTGTCCCGCCTCTGCCAGACTCTCAAGCCTCATGCCCTATGTTGAGGGTGGCGAGGCGGCGAAGATAGGTACAGCAATTCATGCCTTGGCAGAGCATTGCTTTAAACGTGACTTAGACCCGATGAAGTTTGAGGGTAAGGTCTATGAGGGCATCTTGATGACTGAGGAGAACTGCGAGTTTGCTCTTCAACACCTCAAAGCTATTTGGGCTATTGAGGATGAGTTGGGAGAAGGCTCAGTCATA